CAACATTGATTGACCCGATGTTAAGCTGCTAGTCGCTGTTCTATTCTGCCCTAATTCCCATTGCTGAATCATTCCATTATCTGGGTTTAAATCTACGCTAGAACCATCAGTAATTGAATATACATTTTCATTAATAGCGTCTTCAACAATAATTGTCCCTGTTAATGTACCGCCTGTAAGTGGTAATTTTGTTGAGTCAGTTACAGTTATATCAGCAGAACCATCAAAGTTAACACCATTTATAGCTCTTGGGGTAGTGAGTGTTGCTGCTGATCCTGTTGTATCTTGATTTAATGTGGCAACTCTGGCTGCTGCTATTGTTCCTGAACCTATATTATCTCCGTTTAAATCAGTTAATGCTGCTCCGTTAAGTGCTGGTAAAGTTCCAGTTAGGTTAGCTGCTGGAATTGAAGTTAAGTTAGCTGCTGAAGCTGCTGGCAGGGTTGCAGGGAATCGTGCATCTGGAATTGTACCGCTTGTTATATTGTTGCCGTTTATTGAAGTACCATTTGAAGTAACACTATTACCCATGTAAGCGTGTGCAGAGCATTGATAATGCAGAATTATGGGTGTAGCATCTGTAATGACTATTTGTGTATAAGCTCCGCTACTACCAGCAGTTCCATTTGTAGTAACATTTGTTGTATAAGCTGTAGTTTTATCTGCCTCTAAATAGAAACGCAAAGGGTGTCCACTATTTGAACTATCAGATTGGTCAAACTTATAGGTATTACCAGCAGTTAAAGATAAAAAAGGTGCAAAAATACCATTTATTTTATAACCCGAACCTGATCCAGTGCCGTTGTATCTATGTGCAGATGTTTTAGAGGCAACTGTGACTGTATAAGTTATTGTAGAACTACTAAATGTGCCAAGAGTTTCACCTACCTCAAAAACATATCCAGAATCATTTTCAATAAATAACTTTGCATCATCTGTCTTGATAGCAATTTCTCCTGTAACCAAATCAGAGGCTGCTGGTTTTGTTGTTCCTCTTTTGTTTCTTATGGTGTTAGCCATGAATTTACCTCCTTAAAATAATTCTTAGTATGTTCCTCCGTCTATATCAAAACCAGAAGTTGAGCCATCCTCAAGAAATGTGACCAAATCACTGAGAGCAACCTGTTTAATAGTCCCTGCATCATTGCAAACAAAGCGGTCTGCTGTGGCTAGAGTCGTTGATGTTGCTGAAGTATCACCATCACAAGCTGTATTTATTTCTGTAGTTGTTGCAGTTACTCCGTCTAAAATATTTAATTCAGTTGCCGTTGAAGTAACACCATCCAAAATATTTAGTTCAGAAGTTGTTACGGTTGCGCCATCAAGAATTTCAATTTCTGTTGATGTTAATGCAGCTAAAGCAGCCGCACCACCTGATTGACAAGAGGATAAGGTTGTTAAGTCAGCGGCTGTTGCTTGCGCTCCCATAGATGCCCTTGCTGTAGATCCGCTTTCAGCTGAAAAAGTAGAACCGTCACCGACAATAAAAACACCGTCTGATGGTGTAATTCCAGAAATACTTGCTAATTGTTGTGCGAAAGCTTGTATTGTAACGCCAATATCTAGTCCTAAAGCAGATCTAGCACCAGCAGCATTTGTAGCACCAGTCCCACCGTCAGTAATTGCAAGTGTGCCTGTAATAGAACTTGCAGCAAGATCAACAGCTACTTCAGTAGATTCAATAACAAGGCCACCATTTGCCTTTAAATCAAGACTTAATTCATTACCTGACTTATCTAATCCATCACCAGCAGTGACATTTCCACTAGATGAAAAGGTGCTAAAACCTAAATTGTTAGTTCCTACTACAGCACTACCTTTATTACTTGTGCAGACAAAACCTATATCAGCATTTGTAGAACCCTGCTCTACAAAAGTAAAAGCTCCAGCAGCATCAACACCAGCAGCCAAATCATCAGTTCTTGTGGGTGCGCCCGAAGCATTAACTTTATAAATACCATTTTCTGATGCACTTGACTGATCTTTAATAAGTATTCTGTCGTTAGTAACAAGAGTTATGCCATCAATTTGGTCACCATTTTCAAAATCACTAGCTAATGTTTGAGCTTGTGTTGTCGCAACCTTACAAGATTGTTTAACATCTAAACCTTCACTAACAGAATCTACATATCCTTTTGTTGCAAAGTGTGCATCAGCAGTTGGGGTAACTCCTGAAACTGTACTTGTTGCAGATGCAAGTTGGTCTAATCTGCTTGTTCTTACTTGTGTGTCAAAATCACTTATTTTAGACGCTGTTAAAGTTGGTATATCAGCCACAACCAATGCTCTAAATGTAGGTGCAGCATCAGATCCAGTTGTTGGTCCAGCTAAAATTGTATTTGCACTTCTTGTATCTGTCTTATTAAAAAATGCACCAGCACCACCAATAGCAATAATTGAAGATGCTTCTCCAGATCCATTATCACCATATCCATAATATAGTTTTAAGTCGCCAGTATTTTCATTAAAAGCTAACTCTGAAGGAGCAAGAGTTGAAGGTGCGCCAGCACTACCGCTAGCAGCCCTTTTTTTAATTCTGATCGTGTTAGCCATTTAAAAACTTCCCCCAAAGACTAATGTAAGTTTTGTTGTTGTTGAATCTGCTTTAAATGTAGCACTACTAGCATCATAATAAACAACAGATCCATCAACTTTATTAGTTTCATCAACTTGCAATCCACTAGAACCTGATCCTGATGGCCCCTGCGGACCTGCTGTAATAATTTCAACAGTAGTTACTTCATTTACCTGACTAACTTCAACTTTGTTAGGTGTACTCATTCTGAATAGCCCTCATTTATAAATAGTGTACCGCGTAAATATTGAAATTTCTGTCCATTAGGTTGCGTTAGTTGTACATCATATTTTAATTCATGTTTATTGAAAGTCGCTGTTTGTGTATCTGTCAAAGCAATATCTATAACACCACCCGTTCTATTAGTGTAAGTAATAGCCCAATCAGCATATTTTGTATCTCTAAAACCATCTGAAGTTTCACTATATACTTCAGCATCAACTGTATATCCTGTTAAGTTAATTAGATCTCTATTTCCATCCCTAAAAGTAAGTGTCAAAGGAAAATCATTTCTTCTTGCAACGTCAAAATCCTTTACAGCGGCGATAATAGCCATTAACCAGCCTCCAGTGCAGCAACTTTGGTTTCTAATGTTTCTATCTTAGCAACTGCTTCTTGTAATGCTTTTGTTAAAACAGAAATCAAAGCATCTACTCTTAATGATTGTATCCCTTCACCATCTTTAACGCCTGTTGCTCCACTAGGAATAGCCTCCTGTACTTCGTGGGCTAAGAATCCCTCTCTTTTTTCGCCATCAGCTTTAAAAGCTCCATAATCTTTAATTTCATATGTAATCGGCTTTAATAATTTAACTTTGTCTATACCTGACTCAGTTTGTAAGGTTACGTTCTTTTTGATTCTGTAGTCTGAAGTCGGACCGCTTACATTTCCGACTTCTGTGCCATCAATCCAGCACTCTAAGTGGTTTGTATCCCAAAAAAAGTTATAAGGATTAGCTGTAAGAGCATTGACAGCAACACCTCTTCTGCTAATTATTCCTCTTGGCAATATATCACCCGCTATGGGTGCAACGTAAGTACCATGAGTAGTAGAATGAGTAGATTCAGCCCAGACATATGCACCAGCAGCATTAATCTGCCATCTGGTTACACTTGGGTTTGTTTTAAAATCAATTGTGCCTGAAGCGTCTTGTGCCTCAATTCGTAAACCACCTGTTCCCCTATGTATAATTTGAGACTCTCCATTAGCAGTCTGTAATCTTTTTATTGATAGACCACCAGTAGTATATGTTGTGTCGGCAATAAGGTTAATTGCGGTATCATTTGTACTTCCAGATGCTTTTATATCAAAAGCTGCATCACCTGAAGCTGGAGCAACTTCGAGTTTGCCTTTTATTTCAGTTCCTGTCGTTTTAAATAATGCTGTATTTACTGAGTTATTAGATACGCCTATCTGGTTAGATGCACTTCTATAAAAACCAGTGCTAGCTGAGTTTGTAAAAGTATAAGATGGATTACCCGCTGAACCATTGGGACCAAAAAAACTACCATCAGTCAAACTTATAAAATCTATTTTTCCATTGCCAGGAGTTGCCAAATAAAAACTCATCCTGCCTGTACTGCTGTCGGCATACCACATATAGGGATACTTCGTAGTTGGTGCGCCAGAATATTCTCCATTATTTGATCTCAACGCACCAAAAACATTATTTAAATCATCTCGAACATCTGAGCCTGAAGCGTTATCAATCTCAAAATCGGCTGGTTTACTTGGCATTTTATTTTATGTTTTTCCTATTATACTACCCTTCACCATAACCGAAAGCACTATATGTGAATGATCTTGAGACAAAGCTTGAGCCATTTTTAATACTTACTACAAATTGTGTTGAGCTTACACTGTCAATAGTAAAGAAATCCCCATCAATCATATTATTTATATTTATAAAAACAACTGGATTAAATGCTGTTGTACTACCACCAATAGCAGTTGTGCCTGTAAAAAACTTTTTATTAAAAGTAACTGTAGTAGCCCCACTGCTAGAACTTGTTAAAACTCCATTTGTTGCACTTGAATTATCTATACTTCTCTCAGTTCTTGGTCTGAATATAATATTTACACCTAATTCTTCAATATCTACGTTTTCGTAGGTGCTTAAATTATTAACAAGAACTTTAAAAGATACAGTTCTTGCAATCATATCTGTATTTGCAAAAGTTTCAAAACTTGTACTTGCAGTCCCTGTTTGACTTTTAGCAACCTGAAAAGTAAGTTCTGCACTTCTATCAAGTACTGTCGTGCTAGTTGTAAAAATATCAGGCCAATCATTCATGTTATCTGTATAAGAATCCCATAAAGTAGCTGTATCAAATCCAGATTTTTTAAAATGCGGTTCTACATGAAATCTAAATGGACTTCCAAGATCCAAGCTATTCTGAAAGGTGTAGTTACCCGTTGTTGAGACTCCAGCAGTAACAAGGTCTAAAGAAGCAAAAGTTGTTCCATCAGCTAATGCAAGTGTATTGAAATCTGTAAGCGAATCTATAGTAGTTCCGCTTGTAAGTCGCAGACCTCCAATTCCACTATCATATACAACATTAACTTTTGACCCTGCAAAATTATTTGTATTTTCTCTTATCTGCGCTCCGACTAAATTGTTTGAGGTAATTGTTCTATTAACAACCACAGAAGTTGCAGTTTCGGATTCATTTCCGTTTACATCAATAAATTTTAAAAAATATTCTCCGCTTTGATAATCATTAAAAACAATTTCATTTATATTACCATCCACACGTTTTTCGGGATTTGCATTTTGTAAAGTTGCTGTACCATCAGAAATAAGTGAAAGTTTAACATCAACAAAACCACCAAACAAAACATCTTTGTCAGTAGCACGATCAAATTTTAAAATAAGATTATCACCACTTTCTTCTGCTCTTAAGTTAGTTACAGCACTAGGTTTTGCGTCCAAACCCTCTGCAAGAATTGTCCTTTGCGAAGGTGCTTCACTTACAATGTGAGCTATATTAACCGATCTTACAGAAAATTCATAACTACCAACAGGATTATTTAATATGGTGAACTGTGTAGTGAAAATATTTTGGACAACTGGTTCTGCACCGTCTAACTTATAACTGACTTGATAGTTTCTGGCTCCAGCAACACTGGAAAAGTTTAAAACAATTCTACTTGTAGCTCTACCATTTACAACGATCAGTTCTTCTTTAAGTTCTTGAATTTGTGGTGCGTCCAAAGTGTCAAGGAGAGTTGAGGGGTCATCACCTTCACCGAAATCGCTTGAATCATCATCAATAAAAGTATATTTATTTTCATCGTAAGTTATCGCTGTAATAGTAAAAACGAAATTATCTTTTTGTTTTATATTAGTTACTCTATACTTTCTATGCTGTACATTTCCAGTTTTTGTAGCCCAGACAGTCCCAGCTTGTGGTTCTGGACTTAAAGCTGATGATAAGGTAACTGTGCTACCCGACACCGCATCTATTGTTTTCTCTTGGACTCCTCCCTCTTTATCAATAATTAGAAAAGTATCTCCAACCGACCCAACAGTAGTATCTGTACTATCATCAACTACGACTACAGTTGAACTTGTAACAGAGTTAATTCTTCCACTTGATCTAAATGTCTCTTTTAATCTATCTGCAACTTTAATTATCATAAAAGGTTCTAATATTGCTGCTGCTTCAATTCCACAGTCAAAAGTTATAATTTCTGCTTCTAAAAGACCAGAGTATAATATTGATCTACCTAACCTTTTCGCCTGTTTTCTATCAGTTGTGTAAAGAGCTTGTATGTTTGTTTGGTTTAAGCCGTATTTATTTTGAAAACTTGGATCTACTTGTTCAGCACTAACAGAAATTTGATCAAGTTCCTGTATTTGATTATTAAAATATGAAACATTTATTTGAGTAAATTTTTTATCTTTATCATCGCCAGAATAATTAAAAGAACCGTTTATTACGTTTGCATTAGTAAATAAATATGAAGTCACGGTTTCTGGTTTATCAATTGCTAGTTTTATAGAGCCATCTTTGTAATACAACGAAGCTCTCATTAAACCAGCAACTTCTTTAATAACATCTAATGCTTTTTTTCTTTGATTAAGAACTCCATTAAATGAATATCTTGGAGTATCTTGACCTGTCACAGGTGTCGAACAATAAACACTCGCTGCATAAAAAGATGATTTATCAATTTTATCTTCACTTATCTGAAGACCATAATCTTGTGTAAGGAGTGCATAAAGAATCCAAGCTGGATCAGTAGTCCATCTTTTTTTACCATCAGTATTATTTAAAGAACTGAAAGAATAATCTGTCGGATAAAGTATTCTTCCATTTTCAGAATCAATTGGTACAGTGCCGTCATTTGTCCCAGTAGGAACTTTTACTTTTATTCCTCTTATTAAATATCTCCTTTGTGGAATATTTGGAAACTGCTCTGCTGAATATCTAAGACCTATGTACGCAGTTTTAGGAAAATTAGAAGTTTGTAATTGAGGAACAACACCTTGTAAACCTGAAAAAAAGAACTCTGTAAATCTTCTTGTTCCCTCTTCATAAACATTTCTTCCGTTATCATCAAACGGATGTCTCCCACCTGAAGCCCTAAACTCCTGGTCAGCCCTCAAAACATCTACACTTAAAGGATAATTATCACTTATTGCTAGTGAATCTTGAAAAATACTAACAGGAAGATTTATTCTGTAATTTCTACTATATTGTCCGACAGATACAGCATTTAAAAACCTTTCCTGTCTGTCAATAACAGTTCCATTTTTATTTCTTATTCGTAAAACAATATGAACACTTCCAGATTCACCTTTAAATATACCTGTATTAATTCCTAAACCATGAGAACTACCATCATCTGCACTAAGTTGTCTTAAACTAGGCCATTGTAAAGTTATATCGACTGCTCTTGGTGTGCTATTTACATCAATTCCTGCGTCTATGGTTCCAGTGACCTTATTTGCTTCAGGATTACCATTGTTTAAAACTTTTGCAGAACTTAAATTACCAGCAACCTTAAACTCATTAATTCCTGTCATTATCTGTTGATTATCACTGCCTGTTCTGATTGCTAAAGCTGTATTTGGGATGTTTTCATTACCTCCTAAATCTCTAATCGATCGACCATCCAAAAAAATATCTTGTTGTGCTAATTGAATATAGTTTCTTTCATCATCACTTACTAATTCTGGACTGTTTGCAGTACTTGGACTTAAAAGAGAAGAAGGTATTGCCACATTATTTTTTGAAGGTGTCGAAAATCCTTCAATTTCAGCACCATCAGAAACTAAATCAAGAAAAGTAAAAAACTGTACAGCTTTAAGAAAATTATTTGGTAAGTCTTCTTGTAACTGAAAATTAACATTGCTTATTTCTCTTGCCATGATCTATGTACTATCAGCTACATCTACTGTATCAGCACCAGCACTAATCACCACAGAACCGACTAAAAATTCTCCAAATACTAATGGAGCAGCACCTCCAGCTTTTGTGGTGTTTGCAGTTTGATTACTTAAAAATGATGCAACTTGCGGATCTGATTGTGGATCAGTTACCGTTGGAGTTGGAGCAAGTAAATCAGATATAAAACTTAAGCCACCAACAGCAAGAGCAGATGTTAATGCTGAAGCTATAGTTGCACCTTGAACAAATAAACCGCCTACAAAAGTACTTAAAAAAGGAAAAATGAAATTACCACTTACAAGAGGTACTACTTTTATATCGCCCTCTCCTTTAATAACAAGATTTTTAAAAGTTATATCAACATCATTCATAATAACGCTGTAGCAAGCTTCATTCAAATGTTGCTGACAATCTGGATAGTTTACTTTTATATAACTGTAAACCTGATCTACATTAGAAACATCTGCATCAAATTCTTTCACTCCAGATAATTTTCTTAACGGTCCATATAATTTAATTTTTTTAATCATTACTTTGTTTCCTCAAAATGCCAGTTATCATCTTGTATTGAATAAATATACCAATCTAGCATGTATAACTTACAGTTATTTATATCAGCTTCAGAAGGCTCTGCGCTGCCTTTTACATGAGAATGAATAACTGCAAGTATATCTGCACCACTATCTTCACAAGCTGCAAAATCTAAAGGGTCTATAGCAAAAGTTATTTCTTCATCAACATGAGAAGCTATATTTTTACAAGGATAAAAAAATTCATCCCCCCCTTTTTCAACTAAAAAACCACAACCTTCTGCTGGTTGGCAGTTTAAAAAATGTTTAATTGCATCTTTTTTCCAATTCATACAAATACATAACTCCCAACTGCTGGAAATCTATTTTTAGTTATCTGTAATCGTGGTATATGTTTACTTTCAAAATCAATAGTATTGACAAGCTCAAAACTACATACTTGATTATTTTCTACAACTTTTTTATTTATTAAAAAGTTTTGTTGTTCTAATTCTTTTGTCGGATCAGGTGTTCCATAAGGATTAGTATTACCAGAAAAATTTGCAGCATCTAAAAACTGTGCCATAGTTCTTATTCTTGAGATTTGTGCTTCTTGAAGATCATTAAAAACAGTTACATTATTAACTATTTGCAAAATTGCTGAAAAATTACCAACTGTATTAGCAAAAGTCATAGTAGGTCTTGCCATGACAGAATTTTCACCTGTTTCAAATCCCTCAGCTTGGCAAGCAATAGCTGTATAAGAATTTCCCTTCCAAATTATATCAGTATTTATTTCATTAGTACCATTATGAAATCTGTACAAAGTAGTTGCTGTCGTATCTCCAGTTGCAAAATGAATAGGGGCAAAAAGTTGTAATTCAAATAATTCAATAATTGTTATATTATCTAATTTTTGTAGCTGCTCAACTGGTATTGTCATGGTTGAAATACCTCCTCAAATGTTGCTTGTATTGTAACTCTATTTAAATAAGTATTGGTTCTGGGATAATTTTCACAAATAAATTGTCTTGCGGTACTTGTATGAGGAGGAGTAAATGTAAAACTAGCACTATCTTTAGCTCTGGCATCTAAAAAAGCTAAAATTTTATCA